GAAAAAGATCGGCAAGTCCAAAGCCTACAGACTAGGTTACAAGAGCTGGAAAGCCGCATTCCGGTGGAGCAACCGCCGCAAGTGCCTGAAACGCCTGACTTTTATTCGCTCACGGACAAAGAAATCCAAGAGCGATTGAGACAGCGTGATGAGGCAATAGCTAAGCGAGCGCAGTATGACGCACAGCAGGCAGCTTTGTTGCAACAGCAGCAAGCCCAGCAGGCAGCATTGCAGCGTGAGCAGGTAGCTAGGCAGAACGAAAAGATCAAGAGCTACGCAGACCGAGCTGAGAAGCTGGGTGTGAAAAAGGATGATCTACAGGTAGCAGCGAACAAGATTGCTCAGTTTGGGCTAAGCCCGATGCTGGCAGACCATCTTCTTGAATTAGACGATGGAAGTCTTGGTACGTTGTATCTTGGCGATAATCTTTTGGAGCTTGATAAGCTGGCACAAATGCCGGTGAATCAGGCGTTGTTGTATCTCAATGATCAAGTGATGCCGAATGCTAGAAAACTTAAACCTAAAGTAAATGCTGCTCCTGAGCCGCTAGATACGCCGCATGGTTCCGGTTCAAGACCGAAAGCTGGCGGCCCGAAAGGAGCAACCTTCGAATGAATGAGGTGATCCGATCATGGCTAATAATCTTAGCAGTAATATCACTCGGAAGGTGGCGCGTGTCTTTTTGGAGGCATTCGAGTCCAGCCGAGTAGTTACAAAGACAGTTGACACTCAACTCCTGAGTGGCAAATTCAATCCTTCAAGTGGTAGTAACGTAGACTTCAAACGTCCGCACGACTACAACTCCATCCGTACTTCTGGCGGTGATATCTCCGCTAGCACCAAGTCAGACATCATTGCTGGTAAAGCAACTGGTACAGTCCAGAACTACTTCACCGTAGCCACCGAGTGGGGCAACGTGGAAGAAGCTCTCGAACTCGATCAGTTGGAGCAGATTCTTGCTCCTATGGCTCGCCGCATTGTGACTGACCTTGAGATTGATCTTGCTAGCTATATGCTCAAGAACTCTTCTCTGAAGTATGGTTCGCACGGTAATGCGGTTGATGCGTGGGGAGACGTTGCTGGCGCTGGCGCACTGATGGATTCCATCGGCGTTCCAATGTCTGCCGAGCGTTACTACTTGATGAACCCTTTCACAACTAGCTCACTAGCTAACGTGCAGAACGGTCTGAACGCTTCTGACCAGTTAGTTAGAACCGCTTGGGAGAAAGCCCAGATTTCACAGAACTTTGGTGGTCTGCGAGCTTTGACTTCTAATGCTCTGTCTAGCTTCACTTCTGGCACTGGTGCTGACCGTGCAGGTACTTTGTCATCTGCTCCTGACGCAACCTACGTCACAGCGAAAGACACTATGACTCAGACTCTGGCTGTCACAGGCTTTCAAGCGTCTATGACTGTCAAGGCTGGTGATATGGTCACTATTGCTGATGTGAACCGTCTGAACCTAGACACTCGCACAGCTATGATTGACGCTTCTGGCGCTAACGTAGCTTGGACAGGCGTTGTGACTGCTGACGTAACTTTGAATGGTTCTGGTGCGGGCAACCTTGTTGTTGCTGGCCCTGCAATCTACGAAGCTAACGGTCAGTACAACACTGTTGACGCTGCACCAGCTAACGGTGCTGTTGTTACCATCCTGAGTGCTTCTAACACTCTGTACCAGCCAAACCTGTTCTTCACTAAGCAGGCTTTTGGACTTGGTACTGTGAAGCTGCCTAAGCTGTACTCTACTGACACTATTGCTACTACCGAGGACGGTATGAGCATCCGTGTTTCTAAGTACGCAGATGGTGATGCCAACACCCAGAAGGTACGTTTTGACTTGTTGCCTGCATACGCAACATTCAATCCGTTCATGTCTGGTCAAGGCTTCGGAGTCTAATTCCCACGAGGTCTTCGGGAGCTGCTTTGGTAGTCGGCTCCCGCTTTTTTTATGGCTAAACCAAGAAAAGGTAAAGCTAAAGTCAAGGTCACCGCCAGTGGCAAGAAAGTCTCCTACGGGCAGGCTGGAAAGGCCGCTGACGGTGGGCCTCGTGTTAGGCCCGGTACTAGCAAAGGCGATTCGTATTGCGCGAGATCGCTGGGAATTAAGAAGCGATTACCCAAAGAAAAGCAGAACGATCCGAACACTCCTAACAACCTGAGTCGCAAGCGCTGGAAATGTAAAGGTGCTAAGTCGATGAAAGGCAGAGCCGCAAAAGGTGCGAAATATGAGTGATGGTTTATACGCAAACATTCACAAAAAGCGCAAAAGAATACAGCGCCAGAAAGCTCAAGGCAGAACACCTGAGCGAATGAGAAAGCCGGGAAGTAGAGGCGCACCAACTGCCGAAGCGTTCAGGCAGAGCGCAAAAACTGCTAAGAAAAAAGGCCCGACATTCGAATAATGGCAAAAGACGTACCACATTACACCGAAACAGGTGCAAAGCATCGTGGCGCATATCACAGAATGCCAGATGGCACTTTGCATTCAGGAAAAAAGCATACGAAGGCAAGCAAGCCTTTGTTTCACATGGCTGACCTTCCAGAAGAAGTGCAGAGCAAAATTAAACAAAGAGGCATGAAGTTTGAGTAATGGCTACTGTCGCGCAGGTTGCTAAGGCAT